TAATGTGTAGTGCAGATATGGAGGCGGCTGGATACGCCTTATATGACATAATACCTCATGTTGAATTCCGAGGACGTAGAATTATATCTATCGAGGGAGCTCAAACTGGTGTATACTGTGTATATACTAAGAGGCTTGATGTAACTTTATTATATTGTAAAACTGATCTAGACTTGAAGAGTGCTTATCCGCCTGTATTGTTGCGAGCAGCAAGGTGGCAGTATGGGCCGGACCTAATGCCTTATGGACTAGTCACTACTAATGAGATACTAATGAACGCATTTTTTGTAAATAGCACTTCTAGGAGACAGAGGCCGGCACTACAAGCTGAGAACTTTGTCAGAAAAGCACTTTGTGGTAGTATAGAAATACCCCCAACCAAAGTCTCAGCGAGACACTTGAGATACGTGACTACGCGTGAGCTTAATTCTGTTCCATACGATAGGTTAGTAGAACTGGCCGGTTTCACTTTTAACACATTATACTCGTTATATAAGGCTAAGGACTTACACGAGTCGTTTTTTGTAGGCTTAATAATGTGGGCTATGAGTGTGCCTGACGAGATAAGACCTTGGATAGCTAAGTCCGGTATTTGGCTATGGAAGTTTGATACTGTTGAACAGTTTGCTAAAATTATTAAAAACAAGTTTACACTTAGGCTAAAAGCTTTACAGAATTTAGTACCTGTAGACTTGACGCCAGCTTTCGAAATGGAAGTGTTAGTAAACAGAGGTGTCGGCAGTGTCGATTGGGATGCTGAAGAGTCTAACAGGACTAAACCAAGGTTAGCGGAGTTTGACAAAACACTGATTCTGACCGAATGTGTAAAGCTTTTTAAGCGTGCTTATAGTACAGGTAGCCGGCCTAAGAAAATGAAATGGGAGAAATACTGGAAGAATAGGTACCAGTGGGCACCTACAGGAGCATTCCATTCTCAGTATGCCGAGGATTTGACGTATTTGGCAAAAGACAGATTGTGTCGTAATAAGCTAGACACACTAACGAAAATGCCTAAGAGACAATTGGAGTATTTTTTGGAGAGGCCACCTCAGATAAGAGCATGGGCTTCTACCAAATACGAATGGACAAAGATGCGTGCTATATACGGGGTGGATGCCACCAACTTCATATTGACAGGCTTCGCCATGGGAGATTGTGAGAGGACATTAAGTAATATATTTCCTATAGGCGATACGGCGACGGA